TAGGCGCACCAGTTAGATCGCTGTAAGCACCAGAAGTTGCTACTGCTGCAAGGTCTCCAGGCTGTACTGCACTATCTGCTAGCGAACCTTGAGCACTAGTTGCTGCATCTGTTATTCCGTATCCACTTAGTGTAGTAGGAACACTTGTAAGACTGCTAAAGGCTGTGTCTTGAGTAAAGGATATTGTGATATTACCTTCTGCATCACTTGATGTGCTTACATCACCGCCTCCGACGATCTTAATGCCTTCGCCTTGACTAACTTGGCGCATAGTCGAATCGTCTGCACCAATATATATCAAATCTGTAAGTCTGTTGTTTACTGTTGTAAACTGTGCATTCACTGTGGCAGCAAAATTAGAATCGTCATTAATTGCCGCAGCTAGCTCGTTCAATGTATCTAATGCACCAGGTGCACTGTCAATGAGATTAGATATAGAATTGTCTACATATGTTTCAGTTGCAAAATTAGTTCCAGAAATCGTTGCATTGTTGAAGTTGATAGTAGATCCACTTGCAAAACTTGTGGTTTGTCCATTAACTCCGATGTTAGTTGCACCAGTTCCGCCTATTTGAACTAGAGTATTATGTCCAATTGTCATTACAGAATCTTGATATTGAACAGTTCCAAAATTTCCACCAAACGTGCCGCCACTGCCTGTAATAACATCTACTGTGGTATCTTTGGCAAGTATGAATGTTGCGTTTACAGTGGTTGTTTCTACTTCCCCTACTATTTTTCCAGCAACAGAATCTACAAGAGTTCCTGAATCGTCAGCAAACACTGATCCTTTTAAATCACCTATAAAGGTATCGCCTGCACTGTAGTACCCAGCATCATTAGAAAACGTGCTTACATTTGTAGGTTGTGTATAACTTATGGTTATATTACCTTCTGCATCGCTTGATGTGGTTATATCCCCGCCACCTATGAATTTGACGCTCTCGTCATTGCCAATTTCTCTAAGTGTGCTATCATCAGCACCAACGCTAAATTTATACTGATCAAACGTAGTAATGTATCCTACATCATTTGTAAAGGCACTTAGGTTTGCAGGAGTGTTGTATGTTATGGTGATATTACCCTCTGCATCACTTGATGTAGATACATCGCCGCCACCTATGAACTTGATGCTTTCATCGTTTCCAACTTCACGTAAAGTGGAATCGTCTGCGCCTACACTGAACTTATATTGATCAAACGTAGTGATATATCCTACATCGTTGTTCAGCTCGCTTAAATTTGTAGGTCCAGTATATGACACTGTAATGTTGCCTTCGTCGTCACTGGCTGTGGTTATATCACCGCCGCCCAGTATTCCAACAGTTTCATCTGGATTAACTGTTCTAACAGTAGAGTCGTCTGCTGTGATGTTGAAGTGTGTGAATCCTGTTTCTTCTGTAAGCACAGGACTGCCATCAATGGTAATTTGATTTGTTGTATTAGCGCCAAGGTCTGTGATAGTTTGTAGATCTACCCCAGCGCCGCCGCCCGCCGCAGGAGCACTAATAACTAATTCGTTGTTGCTACCTCTAGTTACAACAATATTAGTACCACCTGTAATAGTTAAATCTCTAGTATTGTTGTTAATGTCTTCCAAGCGTATATCGGTTGTGCCAATCGGAACATATAATTGATAATCTACATCAATTTCAAAAGAATCGTTGGAAGCGTTAGGATTGAAATTCACTCCAGCACCGCTTGTTACAGTAAGAGTATCTGTTGTAGAATCTGCTTCTAGTGTTACACCGTCTGGCTGTAGAAGAATTTTTCTAAAAAAGTCGTAAAACGCTGGAGTTGCCATTAAATCATCCTGAAATTCTTATAATCTGATACTGTATTTATTAAATACCTTATGCTTGTTATCGGGAACGGAGAAAGTAGAATAGGAGTTGACCTTAGCAAATACCCTGGTACTAAAATAGGGTGTAATGCTATTTTACGCAACTATCATGTAGAGCACCTTGTGTGTTGCGATAGACGCATGGTAAAAGAATCTATAGACACTGGTTACAACAGTATTAGCAATGTGTATACAAGAAAGGATTGGTTGCCTTATTTCAAAGGTAGTAAAAATATTTGGCAGGTTCCAGATCTTCCCTATTCAGGTGATACACGAGCAGACGACCCGTTTCATTGGGGGAGCGGCCCTTATGCTGTGTTAATAGGTGCAGAGAAATCTAAAAAAGTGTCTATGCTTGGATTTGACTTGTATAGCGAAACTGAATTTATAAACAATGTCTATAAAAATACTGACAACTATAACAAGTCAAACAAACGAGCTATTGATCCTAGATATTGGATCTATCAGATAGGCAAAATATTTGAGTGTTTTCCTAAAACTAAATTTACAATTTATCAAAAGGACGGTTGGGTCTGTCCTGATGCTTGGAAAAAATTTAACGTTGAGGTTGACAGCATAAGTAACATATACTATAATACATAGTATAGAGGACTAGAAGCTCATCCCTCTTTAAATATTCTGCGCATCAAACTTACTCTATTACGACAGGAGGCAAGAGATGGGTTTACAAGTTAAAGCAACAAAAGTATATAGAAACTTACCGTGCGGTCATGCACAATGGTTTGACGCTAAAGAAGACGGCACACCTGGACACTGCGCACAAGTACATGGATACGATCGTTCAGTAGAATTTACATTTGCAGGTGATCCAGACGAACATGGTTGGATTGTTCCGTTTGGAAAACTAAAAGATGTAAAAGGATTCCTAGAATACTATTTTGATCACGTAACTGTACTACCAGCTGATGATCCGCGTATTGGAACTATTCCAGACGTAATGGTAGACAGTGGCGGATTACTAGGAACGCTTCGTGTATTGCCAAGTGGTGTCAGTATGGAAATGAGTAGTGTGTTTATTTGGGAGCATGTGAACGCTTATATCTACAGCATTACAGACGGACGCTGTTATGTAGAGCGTGTGCGAGTATATGAACATGAACGCAACGATGCCATGTGTGAAGTAGATCGCCCTACGGCACAAGCAAATGCAGTTGAATATCTACAAAAGTCCAGCTTAGTACTTCCGCAAAAACCACGCTGGGATTGGGAATCGCCTAAGGATTTGATGAAACGAATTAATGGATAATTATGTAGTTTGCCTTAAACATGGAAATAAGTATTCCTCTGACTATGTGAATACACTGTACAATATGGTTCAGAGGAATCTTTCTATTGAACATAAATTTGTATGTTTTACAGAAAGTTCACATGGGTTGAATAAAAATATTGAAGTAGTAGACCTTCCTGAAATAAAAGTAGCAGGATGGTGGTACAAACCTATGTTTTTTAATCCTAAACTACCTGTAAAAGGTAAACTTCTATACTTTGATTTAGATGTTGTCATATTCAACAATATAGATAAACTGTTTACCTATGAACCAGACAAATTTTGTATTATTAGAGACTTTAACAGACACGTAAGGCCAGACTGGGACAAAATGAACTCCAGCTGTTTTAGATTAGACACAGGCACACAACCACAAGTGTACAATAACTTTAGAAAGAATACAAAAGAAGTAACAGCTAAGTTTTTTGGAGACCAAGACTGGATATACAATCAAGTAAAAGACAATTTTGCATTTTGGCCAGATGAATGGCTTCAGAGTTACAAATGGGAAATGCGTGGCAAACCTCCTATGACTAGGATAAACGGTGTAAGAAACTTTGTTACGCCAGGCGAACCTACAATATTACCAGAAACAAGTGTTGCTGTATTTCACGGCGAACCAAACCCACCCCAATGTCAAGACCAATGGGTCATTGACAATTGGCGATAAAGGCACTATAATAAGGCTATGAAAGATATACAACGCATAGGTTTTGCATGCAAGTACATGCACCCGGACCAGTCACAAAAGAAAAAGTTACTGGAAGAAATACAACGTCCGTTGAATACTAGATCAACTACGGTACGTTGGCTTAACAGTCAAACTCGTGATGTTGCTGAACAACGTCTATGGGAACTAATGGAACATAACATTCAATCCTACTACAACCTGATTGAATACGTAGGGAGTTTACCACATGAATTACGAATGGTTAGACTTGGCAGTGACGTCCTTCCTGTTTACACTGAGCCTACTTGGTGTTATTATTGGAAACGTCCTGATGTGGTCAGCTATTGTGAAAAGCACTTTGCAAGGGTCGGAGATCTTGCCCGTGCCCTTGATGTACGGGTCAGTATGCATCCTGGTCAGTTTACTGTGCTTGCTAGTGACAACGATGATATAGTTGAGAGGAGCATAGAAGAATTTGAATATCACACCGATGTCATCCGCTGGATGGGATATGGCAGGACCTTCCAGGACTTCAAGTGTAATGTACACATATCGGGTAGAAGAGGTCCACAAGGCATCAAAGACGCCCTCAAGAGACTCTCGCCAGAAGCGCGAAACGTCATCACAATCGAAAACGACGAAAACCGTTGGGGACTTGAACACAGTCTCGAACTTGTCGACCACTGCGCACTCGTTCTCGATATACACCATCACTGGTGCCGTGAAGGAGATTACATTCAGCCCACCGACGATAGATTTAAGCGTGTAATTGACAGCTGGCGAGGCGCTCGTCGTCCTGCTATTCACTACAGCGTGAGTCGTGAGGATTGTTTAGTAGACTTTCCTACAGACACTAAGCCTGATATGACTACACTGCTAGAGTCAGGCTACAAGAAAGCAAAACTAAGAGCACACTCAGATTACATGTGGAATACGGCTGTAAATGATTGGGCACTTAGTTTTAACGAGTACGCGGATATTATGGTGGAGTCTAAAGCAAAAAATCTAGCCAGCATTGCTCTATATAAATACAAAGTGGAGAAAGAGAATGAGCTATCTAAATCAAATGTACGGCAGAAACAAGCCAGCCCAGACCCAATCATCATCTGATAAAAACCCCAATCGTGTAACTGGTGGGTTACGTGCGCAAGGTGTAGATCGCTTTACTATGGTTGCAGAAGATGGTAGCTCTAGAGAAATTCCTACTGTTGAATATGTACGTAGTCTAGAAGAGCAGTCAAAAAAACAGCGAGCAGCTATCGATGTGTTAGAACGAAAGCTAGCCCGCCAAGAAAGAACTATCGAACAACTAGTTAACTCTGTTAACCAGCGTTCTTGATTTTGTTTAAAATCTCGTCCTTCTTTAGACTTGCATTGGCTTTTACACCACGCTTCTTTGCTTCTGCAAGAAGTTGAGTTTTATTCATAGAATCTAAATCAACTTTTTCAGTCTTTGCCTTTTTAGGCTTTGCTGTAGATTTCTTTGGTTCTGATTTTTTCATCGCGGGCGCAGGCTCTACTTTTGTAACCTTGCCTATGTGAGCTTTTGGTGATTCCTTGACTGGTTCCTGTGCAATTACAGGAGTGTCTGGAATATCAGATCCAAATAGTTTCTTTAACCAGTTAAACATATTTTTTCCTCCTTAAGGAAATATATTTAAATAAATACGCATGCACAGGAGAATAAAAATGGTTAAAAAATTTATCATGGACAGACTAGGTGAGCGTACCACACTTGACGGTGCTGTATTAATTGGTGCAGGCGTTGCCTTCTTAATCTTTAAACCAATTGCAAGTCTAGTAGCATACGGTGCTATTGCCTACGGTGCATGGACTCTGTTCAAGAAAGAAAAATGAAAGAGATAGCACTGGTATTCTTTACTATGTGGATACAAGATCCTTCTACTGCCCAAGGACCTCAGTTTAGTGATCGTTTATTTGAGACCCATGCTGAGTGTGCAGAATTCGTTAATGCTGTAGCAGACGATGGCACAAATACAAATATCGTTGATGAAAATTTTGAATTTGAATTTGCAGCAGCAGACGGTCTTTTGTTTGCAGGAGGCTGCTACACAGCAGAAGAATACAATCAAAAGTATAACTAAAGTTTGCTTATAGGTATATCAGAACTAGCGTGGAGATTCCATATTTGTTTCTTTTCCACACCCTTTTTTTGTGCAAAAACTTTAGCATCACAATTAGAACATACATGAAAGTAGTTGTTACTGAGACGTTTAGGATCCATTTTACCTCGCGATCTTTCAAACTCAGCATCACAAGAATCACATCTTAGTATAACCATAGTAACATCACGATAGTATTGGTGAACTTTCCCAAGCTTGCTAATTCTTTCGTGTCGCTTCTTCAATGTATATTCTTTTATAAACATAACTATATTTACATTAAGATTATAAAATCCAACGATAAATACTGATAAGAGAGGTAAAAAAACATGAGTATTTGTACCGTGACACCAGCAGCAAATCATCAGATCAGCAAATTATGCGAAGAAAATGACTGCTATGCAATAACTCTCAATATAAAAGGAGGCGGGTGTGCAGGTTTTGAATATGAATGGGGCACAGCACAGGTAGACGATCTTGAACCGGGAGACGAACTTGTAGCGTGTGACCGAGGAAATTTTGTAATAGGAAAACATAGCATTATGTTTTTGATAGGAACCGAAGTTGATTATGTAAAATCACTTGTAGGTTCTAATTTTGAGATTAAAAATCCCAACGCACATAGCAGTTGCGGTTGCGGAATATCAGTAAATTTTGACGTAGACAAATTACCAGACCTAGCAAGTCCTGCGGTATAATTGGAGTAAAGTATGGCTAAACAAGATATTAACATTGGTGTAGAAGGCAATGACAATACTGGAGACAGTATTCGTGAATCCTTCCGTAAAGTAAATGAAAACTTTACAGAACTTTACGCTGTATTTGGCGTAGGTGGACAGATTCGTTTTACTACGCTAAGTGATACACCAGACACCCTTGTTGCTAGAAACTTGCCTGTGGTTAATAGTGCAGGCACCGAAATAGAATTTCTTGAATTAGCTTCTAACAGTGCTTTAGACGAGACAGCAACAGATACAATTACATTTAGTTTTGCGGCAGACGGTAAATTGGTACTGTCTAGTGCGTTTACCAAAGTATCAGACGATCAAGATCCTTCATTGGGAGGACCTTTCAATGCAGCTGGAAACGCTATTGCAAATCCGGGTATCAGCACCGCGGCAGCAGAATTAGTAAACAACGCTCATGGTACTAATTATACCATTGACGACTTGGTCATCACCAAAGGATACGGTGATAGAAGATATGTAACTTCAGGACTGCCTATTAGGGTCGCAGAAGAACCTGCTGGTGTTAGTCAGTATACTTTAACTATCAATCGTTATATTGATGGTAATTTGGAAATTATTGATCACGGTTATGAAAGTGGTGCAAACGGAACCGCATTTGTATTCAATGCAGACGATACAGATCCTAATAATCTCACAAGCGGAACAACATATTACATTAGATATGTGTCAGACAACCAGCTGAGCTTGCATGCCACGGAAGAAGAAGCTCTGAATGACAATGACAACACAAGGGTAAAAATTATTGTTTCAGGAACAATTGCTGCCGACGACACCCACACCATCGTAGATGCAGCATATGATTCAACTCTTGCAGGTAATTTCCTTGACAATGTAGCAATGCCAAGAAAGAGTGTTGTCCGCAGGCAAGGCGATACTATGACAGGTGCATTGTATTTGCATGATCATCCTGGAGAACTAACTGGTCAAGGTGCACCGAACGGTGTAGAAGATCTACAGGCTGCAACTAAATTTTACGTAGACAATACAGCATACAGTTCACCTGAAAATCTATTTGTAAGTACAGGCGGCGATGACAGTATGCAGGGCGTTCCTGCTGGTAAAGAAGGTACGTCTTTAACTTATGCATTTAAAACTATTAATGCAGCGGCAAGAAGAGCTAGAGAAATTGTAGAAACTTCACCTGCAGAACCAGGTCCGTACTTCCAAACTATCACAAGAGACGGAGGCACAACTGATGCAGAGACAGTTACAGCAGAAGTAGATGCACCTGTATTCGACCAAGCTAGATTTTTGATTGAACAAAATAGAGAATACGTACAGAAGGAAATAAGTGCGTTCCTAGCATTTACCTATCCTGACTTTGTTTACAATGTTGAAACTTGCGAAAGAGATATAGGATTGATACTTGATGCGATTGCGTTTGATATCAATCGCGGACTGAACGCTAACTTTCTTACCAGGCAGGCGGCTCTTAGATATTACAGTAGTGTAAGTGGACGTGTGGCTATTGGACCACAGTTAGAATATACTGTGGCTGCAATTGAAGAAGCAAGAGATATTGTAGATTCTATTCTTACAAATGATCTTTATCTGCAAAGAAACATTGATGACATTACTCAAGCAACCAGAGCTGTTGTTACCACAGCAACCAATCACGGATTAGTAGACGGCGCAATTGTAAAATTTAGTGTAAGCGGCGGCATGGTACAAATTGATGGCGAAACAGCATTCGTCAAAGTTCTTACTCCTACCACTTTTGAATTGTTTACCGATTCGGATCTATCAATAGGCTTCGATACAACAGGATTTGATGGTTATACTTCAGGCGGTGTGCTAGGTAGAGTTTATCAAACAGATGTAGAGCAGTTTGTTGATACAACAGACGCAGACGCTACTGCTATTAATGCTATAACAGGCACAACTGGTAAGTTCAACTTAATTACAAACATTATACAAAATGGTATTGACGCCGGAGGTGATATTGTATTCGGTGGCACATACAAATTGGTTGTCAACAACGGTAGCCAAACGTTTATAGACCAAGGCGATCCTGACAACACAGATACACTAACAGGTAAAGTAATACGTGGTAAAATTTCTGGTGCAATTGGTCAAATCATCAATCTAACCAACAACGATGGCACAGAAGGCAACAACGATACTTTCCAACTGCAACTGCTAGAAGCAAAAGACTTTATTTTAAATGAACCATTAGAGTATGGAAATTTTGTTAAGCGCAAGCAGGTAACAATTTTTGTTGAGTCTGGATTTTATGAAGAAGACTATCCTATCAAACTTGCAGCAAACGTGTCTCTTAAAGGTGATGAATTCCGTCGTGTAATTATACG